AGGCGCTCTTCACACAGCATGGCGACCATGTTCTGAATGAAGAAGCTTGCATGGTGTTCGGACACACGCACGCTCACGTCTTCACGGTCCCAGATGGTCGCAGCCATGGCAGAACCGGCCAAAAAGTCGCCAGCGGCCATGCCGAAGCTCTCCACAACGCGCTTGCCCCAAATACGGGGAGCGGCGCCGTCGGTAGGGGTGCCGAAGATGTAAGCACCGTCGGTGGTTTTCATCATCTGAATGGTGGCCCAATCGTGCAAGCTCAGCACCGCAAAGGTGGCGGGATACTTGGCTTTGGCGACTTGCAAAAAGGCCCAGCGCAGGTGATCCAACTTGGTCGGGCTTGCCGGAATGCCGGTGGACACGTAGGCGGTCGCCTGGGGCACCAAGCCCAACAGCTTGCCATTCAGGCCGTCACCGAACAACAACTGGCTGTCTTCTTGCAGCTTGAGGCCGGTGCGGAGCTTGCCGTCGATGATGCCGCGCAACGCGGGCGCATCAGCCAGAATCTGTCGAGAAACGGGAATCCAGTGGGCGATGGTTTCAACCGGGCTGGATTTTTTCTCAAACGTCAGGCCAGACTCGGGCTTGTTCGTGCCTTCGCCATTCTGCGGGCCAGCGCTGTTGGTGAACACCAGCTCTTTGACCCACTCCACCGCGTTTTGCGCAATGGACACGCTGGCGAACAGGTCGCGCACGGTCAGCGGCTCATCTGGGCTCATCAGAATGTCGCTGCGGCGGTAGGGGTCGGTCAGTACACCGGCGCTGCCCACGGCGCTGGTGACGTTGGCCTTGCCGAACAGGGGCGAAGCCATGCGGGCCAGCTCGAAGTTGTCGCCGCCACGGTAGTTTTTGGCGACTTCAGATTCAGCGGCCATCTGCCCAAGCGTTTTGGCCACGGTTTGGCCGCTCAGGGTGTTGGCTGCTTTCTGTGCCAGCTCGGTCACTTCCTTGTTCAGGCGGTCCAGCGTCTGTTCGGACTTTTCGACCTTGGCAACGGCGTCTTGAAACGCGGCCTTGGTCACGGCGTCGGCTTTGCCAGCGTTGATTTCTTCGTGCAACTTGGCGACACGGCCGTCGAGGTCGGTGTGCGACTTGCGCACGGCTTCGACCGCCTCTTTGGCGGCTTTGGAGACTTGGGCCAATTCGGCCAGGTTCATATCGGACATGGTGGGTTCCTTTTTGGAAAAATGATGATGGGATCAGGAATGCGCAGCGATTGCGCGGAGGTTTTTCAGCACGTCTGCCAGCATCTCGCTGTCTCGTTCACCATCCCGGTGCCCAAGCGACTTGAAACCGCCAGCGGCGATGGCTTTCGCCTCACTCTGGCTGTACCCGAGGCCGCGTATTTGCGCCTCGAAGTCTCGAACGGTGCCCGCTTTCACGGTTTGCACCAGCGCCTCGGGGTTCATACCGAACGGTACGAGGCTAAATTCCCAAAGTTCGGCGGCCTTGATGACGCGGACATAACCACTTTCGCGGTCCTCGTACTGGCTGCCGTCCTTCAAAATGTTGAAACCGACGCTCAGGCCGTTCAAAACACCGTCTTTCATGAGCTCGTAGGCGTCTTTCACGTAGCTCACGCCCAGACTGAGCTTGCCCTCAACGTAGAGCCCCCGGTCGTCTTGCTTGAATGTGGCCTTCCCGGCCAATTGATCCAGCCGGTGGCCGATGGCGATGCGCAGCATGCCGTCGTTGGTGGTTTTGGCGCTCTTGAATGCGCCTGGCATGATCACGTCGCTGCCAAGGTCAACGTTGCCAAAAACAGCCGCGTAACCGCTGAAAGTGCCGTCTTTTTCGGCGCTTTTCAGCTCCAACGGTGCGTGAAATCGTTCCATTCGTCACTCCTTCGACTGTATGTCCCTGAGCAGGTCGCTCGGGGCCATGTTCAATGGCACGTGCAGGTCGTCGGCACCTTCTCTGGTATCCATGTTTTCCAGCGTGCGGATCTCGTTTTGGGTCATTGCGCCAGCAACGCGCATGCTGGCGTAGTAGTTCGCCCGCTGGGTGCTGTCGCCACGGAGCAGCCCGCGCACGTCAAATTCAAGATACAAGCCTTGTGCGCGGTCTTTTTCGGTCAGCAAGCTGCTGGCCAGACCCTGTTCAATGCGCACCAGGTACGGCATCAGCGTGTAATCGAGGAAGTGTTTGTTGGCTTGTTCGGTGTTGTTGTAGCTGGCCTTGTCCATCTCCATCAACATGTGCAGCGGCACTCGGTACACCCGGGCAATTTCGGCGATCTGCAATTTGCGGGTTTCGATGAACTGTGCGTCATTGTTTGGCGTCGTCACAGGCTGATACTTGAGGCCGCGCTCCAAAATGGGCAGCATGCCGCTGACCCAGCTCTCCCGGATGTACTTGTTGAACTCGGTGCGGATGGCCTCGCGCTGTTCGCCTTTGAAGCCGTCGTCAGTCGTCAGCACGCCGGACGGCCGACCACCGCCACCGAAGAACTCAGCGCCGTACTTTTCCACCGCCTGCGCAAGCGCCAGGGTGTTTGCATGCAGAAGGTGCGGCGCGAAGCCCTCCAGATCGCCTACGCCACCAAAACCACGGATCGGGCACACGTCTGATCGCTTCAAAGCGCGGCGCCCCCCGTTTCGGGCCGTCAACCAGTAGGTAATTGACCCATCTGCCAGCAGCTCAGGCTGGATCTTCGTCTTGTGCACCGGCTGGATACTTACCACACGGCCCGAACTCTCAAACCGGGTGGTCAGGTTGTACGCCTGCCCCATGGCCGCCAGGCTCACGGCCATGGCCCCTTTCCACTCCACCGCCGTCATGTACTCATTCGGCTGGCGGTGAATCAGGTCATAGAGCGGGTGATCGGTGGCGCGCTCCCGGCCTTGCGCCGTCTTTTTGTACAGATGCAGCGGCAAAATGCCCACCGTTTCAGCGATCAAGCGGATCGCGCTGAATGCGGCTGCAATTTGCAGTTGCGTTTTTTCGTTCACCGGGACGTTTGCCCAGGTCGGGCCTGCACTGAGCAGGTGCTCCCACCCGCGTGGGTCTTTCAGTGTGAGGTCAGCGCCTTTCAGCGCCAATCTCAACATGGTGCGGCGGATGAGGTTCATTTAATGAAACTTTCCCAAAAGTCATTGCCTTCGGCTTGTGGATTCAGCGCCAGCAATGACACCGCATTGAAAAGGGCCATCAGCGGGTCGATCTTTGCGAACCCGGACGCCTGTTTGTTGATCGTGACAGCGTTTCCCACCTGCACAATCCGGGCATTGCCCACGCACCAGTTCATCAGCTCGCGCCCGCCGTGAATCAGCTCCCCGGCTGCGAGCTTGCGCTCGGTCGTTTTGATGGCGCCGTTCAGTCGCCAGCCTTGCGATATGCCGATGATCTGGCCTTCTTCGATGCCCACGGAGTGCAGCGCCTCGACAATTCCACCCAACCCCTGCGGGTCGACGCCGATCTTGTCCAGTTTTTCCGACTCAAGCAGCGTCTTCGCAATCTCGGCCACGTTGTCGGTGTCGTCACCAACGCGATCAACCAGCACCAGGTCGCCAGCGCGGGCGAAGTCCCGGAACCGGGCCGCTTCGGACTTGCGCCGCTCCAACACCGACGGATGCGCCCACGCCTTGCACCAGGCCAGCCAGCGGTGCGAGCCAGTCTCCCGGCCCGTCACAGCAAGCCCAAGCAAGTCATCAAGGCCGCCGCCATCAATGCCCATGGTGAGCACTTCGCAGCGGTCGATCAGGTCATGCAGCGAGCCGACAAGCTCAGGCTTCGCGCATTGCTCCCAATAATCGGCACCGGCCCAACGGTCGGAGCGCAGGTTCAGGCCGATCTCGATGTTCAGGTGCTTGGCAAGGAACGCCTGAAAGCTGCCGTCCGTCTTTTCCTGATTCTTTTTGAGGTTGTCCTCAAGCCATTCCACCGACACCGAGCGCCCAGCGTTCGGGTTCGTGACGTGGAAATTCTCCGTCAGCATGTACGCCTTGGACTCCACCATATCGGCGGGGAACTCGTACAGCACCCCCAGCGATCGCGGGTCGTGCATCTTGCCGTCCCGAACTTGTCGGAAATAGTTCAGCTTGTCCTTGAATACACCAGACGGCGGCTCGTCGCTCTGCGTCGTCAGGTAAATAACCCAGCCCTCATTGCGGCTGATCTGCCCGCCCATGGCTTCCATAAACATGCTCTCGGCGTTCGCCTTCTTGCCGAACAGCCAGTGTTCGTCAACAAGCACCCGGCCCGACTTCTTGCCGGACACGGTGTCGGTATCGGCTGCGACCACCTTTAAGCATGCCTTTGTCACCCGGTGCGTGATCGTCCGAATGTGATCCTGCACGTGGAACAGCGCGGACAGCTCTTCGTCAGCCCGGATCATTCCGGCGGCCGGCTTGAAGCTGTTGTCGGCCACCTCTTTGGTGGGCGCAAGGATCAGGTGCTCTTCGTCTTCACGCCAGCACAGGATCGTGGCCGTGAGCATGAT